TATAAGCTCCGCTGTCCATGCCCGCGCCAGATCGCGAATCTCTGAATCGGTTAAGTCTCCAACTGGTATGCTGCTGGTTGTCGGGAGTCCCTTTAGCATTACGTAGTTCGGAACGCGGGGCACGTAAACCTCTCGCAGGGTTCCAATAGTGGCGCTCATGTGTGTCGCTCCGATCCTTAGTCATACTTTCTCCTCCGGTGGCAGTGCCGCAAGGGCGGTATCAATCGCAACCAGTGCCGCAGTATCGTCTGCGTTCAAATCCCAATCAGGGCAATGCTGCACATGATTAAGCGCCGCGCGGATCGTCGGGTGGTACTGGGGGTCGATGTAACCCGCGAGAAGTTCGCGCAGGTCGTTTATTTGCATGCATTGGTCCCCACTGCATGCGTTGTTATATTTTTTATATTTGTCCTTCTTAACCACATCCACGAACGCAGCAACCCGCTCACGTGCCGTGCTCACAAGGCACGCTCCGTAAGTTCGCATCCAGTGGCCTTCAGGGAATCGTCAACATACTCGCCGTCATCAGGCACTTCACCTTCTTTCGCTAATCGCCTTGCAGCCGCTGAAGATTTTGCATCGACCTCCACGTAAGCGCGCATTTTCCATTCAACCTCGACGCTGTACTTCATAACATTCCCTCCACAACTCGCGCCAGCACCACGGCGAGCAGCAGCCCCGCGAATGCCCCGAGCACCAGGGCACTAAGGATGGCGGTGTGGCTCATGACTTACACTCCTTGCATCCGCACATCCACAGGATAGCGATCTGCTCGGATGCCTTGGTCGTTACGTCGCGCAACACCAGCCCATCTCCGCCGCAGTGCCGGCCGTCCTTGCAGTCATCGCACGCCACGGGCGCTATCGCTACCTCAGTCGGCCAGTCCATCCCAACCTCGGGAGGTTTAGGCGGCTCTGGCGGATTAATGCCGATCTTAATGAGGTGTACTAGCGCCCTCGATTGAGTCATGCCGAGATCGCGGGCAACCTTGTCGATCCAAGGCTGCCATGCGTCGGGGAGATGGAGATTCTTTTGCATTAGGATTTCCTTTTCTGTTTCTTGGCTTCGAGTTTCGCACGGCTTCCTCAGGTGCTCCTATCACCTGAACCAACTCTACCATACACAATTGCACAAGTCAACACAATTCTTTACACAACGTAACTCCTGTAGGTACCGTCACTTGATGGGCCCGGTACCATCGAGGGTACCATCAAGCGATTCTATCTAACTCACGTGTATACATATACATATAGCTATGGTACCATCAGGCCCATCATATTTCCCACGTGTATATAAGAGGAAGTAGTTATTTAAATATAATAGGTAGTAGTATTATATTTACAATATATGGTCTGTTATGGAAGGTGTTGGGAAATAGGCGTTTTTGATGGGCCAGATGGTACCACTTTAACTAACTCAAGATATCACAATAGGTTACAGACAAAGATGCTAAGAAACCTGATAGGACCTTTGATGGGCCGGTACCATCACTGATGGGACCTGCTCGCAAATCCGTTCCATCTTGGCCCATCGAGGCACTAAAATCTGAGTCAATCACACTCAATGGTTCCACGTGGAACACTTTTGGTGTACAATCGGGGCGTGCAGGTTTACACTCCAGATCTGGCCGAGGAGATCCTAAAACGCTTAGAAACTGAGACTTTGCGACAAATTTGCCGCACTCCTGGCTATCCAGCCCCTTCTACGGTGCTTGACTGGGTCTCGAAGAGGCCGGAATTTGCTGAACGTTACACCCGCGCGCGCGGTCTAATGTTGGAAGGGATGGCGGAGGAAATATTAGAGATCTCGGACGACGGCCGAAATGATTGGACTACGCGGGAAAATGGGCGCGGTGAGCTAGTGGACTGCGTTGACCAGGACCACATACAGCGCTCTAAGCTACGTGTCGACGCCCGCAAGTGGCTGTTATCCAAGCTCCGTCCGGATAAGTACGGCGACCGCACGGCCATCGAGCACAGCGGCCCCGGTGGCACGCCGCTGGGGGTTACCGTCGTCAACATCCCCGGCAAGCCGGAATGAGATGGTAGATAGCCTGGGGGAGACCGGAGGTAAAATGTTTTTGTTAGATGGAAACTCCAAGCCCGCTGAAATTCCCACTTTTGATAGATCAGGAGATCTCGCGTCATTTCTTGGCCGAATGGCCAATGAAAAAAATGGAATCGTTGTGTTGGACTGTACTGGGATTGAGCCGCGATTGATCTCCATTAAACCACCAGGAGCCGGAAGGCGTCAAGTTGAAGTGCCCGCTAAGCTCTTAGATCAGCTGATTGAGCTAACCATCGATAGGATCATAAAGGACCGAGTGGAGAATACGGACTGAATCCTGAGCTCCGTTTCCAGCCTAAGCAAGGCCGCCTGCGCGATTGGCTCATGTCCTCCGGGCCTGACGCCCCAACCATCATAGGCGGAGGCGGCGCTAAGGGCGGGGGGAAGTCTGGCGGCATCCGCAACACGTGCTTGCACGCTGCTGCTGAGATCGGCAACGTCTATCCGGGATTTACTGTCACCATCGTCCGGCGAGTTTTCGAGGATCTCAAAAACAACCACATCGACAAGTTGTTTGAGGCGCATCCTGAGCTGCGCAGCCTGTACCGTGAGGCAGATCGCGAGATTCACTTTCAAAACAAGGCTAAGATAAAGTTCGCGTACGCCGAGACGCCGGGAGACGTCGAGCGCAAGTTTCGAGGTGGCTTCGAGTCGGCGTGGATAATTGTGGATGAGGCCCAGCAGTTTACCGAGCGAGAATTGCAGGATATCGAGATGGCCGCCCGCTGGACTCAGGCGAGCAAGGGGCTGCCGCAGAACTTCTGCAAGTTGGGGCTGTTCTTCAATCCCGGCGGCAAGTCCTCTGATAAGCTTCGGCGCATTTTCTGGACAAAGCAGTACGTCGGCAAGGAGCAGCCCAAAAACTATCGCTTCATGCACATGTTTGGGTGGGATAATTTTGAGTGGTTTCGCGGCCAGGTGGACATCGACGAGGTGGACTTTTACGCCATGCGCGGCATGTGCCCAGGTGGCTCGGACCCCAAGCACCACGTCGGCCGCTGTTGCCGCTTCAACATCTTCATCAATGAGACTTCAGAGGGGCGCAAGTATGACGCATTCCCCAAGGCGATTCGGCAAGGTCTGCTGCTGGGCAGCTTCGACGATTTCGAAGGCCAATATTTCGCGGGCGCGTGGTCAGACAAGAACGTCATCACGGAGGAGCTGGCTAACGAGATCATTCAGCCGTGGTGGACTCGATGGATGGCGCAGGACTGGGGATTTGGTGACCATACGTCTCATGGCTGGTACGCGACAGGCAAGCTCAGCCCGTCGCAGTGGATGAAGTATTTCGGTGGCGAGACGCAGTGGCCTATCGACGTGGTGATCCGCTATCGCGAGTACTTGGTACAGGGTCAGCCTGAGTTGGACCTCGCGACCGATATCATTCGCATGACGCCGCCGGCGGAGCGCAAGCAGATATCGAGGTTCGTGCTTTCCGAGGATGCGATGGGGCGCAAGGCTAAGCAGTCTGGGGAGCACACTGTAGGTCAGCAGTTCACAACTACGATGCGTCGGCATGGGCTGCCCGCTCCTGAGTCAGCCGTTCAGGATCGCGTCAACGGATGGCGGTTCATGTACAACTGCATGTGGCAAGCTTCGCTGATCGGGACCAATATCAGCGAGGAGCGTGCGAAGCAAGCGCCGGTGTTTCTGGTGACGACGGAGTGTCCTAACGCGCAGACGTACATCCCGCAGGCGATCCGCGATGAGAAAGATATCGAGGACGTGGAGCGCGTTGCGGGCGCGGTGTGGGAGGATGTGACCGATGAGATTCGGTATGCTTTGGCTTCGGTGCTTATGCCACGCGGGAAAGCCCCCCGTGACGTGCGGGCAAAAGAGTTGTACAATTCCATCAATGGTGCGACGCCGAGCGAGACGATGACGGAGCGGGCGATTGCGATGAAGAGATTCAATGCTAATGAGAACGCGGTGACGCGGGTAGGGAGGCCAAGTTGGAGATGATTATCGGTTCTTCTGTTCCGTTACGAACTCCGCGCGGGTGGTCCGTTCCAGTAAAGAATAACGATATGGACTTTTTTCTAAAGTTGGCAATAAAACGTACCGCCGACGCTCGTCAGAATTGGGTTCGCCTGCCGTTGCCCAGTATTGAGTTGGAAGTTTACAACGAGGAGGCCACGCTACCATGAAACGCTTCCGCCTGTGGCTTCGATGGCTGATCGCTGGTCCGCGCGAGTTGGATGCGTTTAAGCTTGATGTGGTGGAAGCGATGGCGAAGGTTGGTGCTGATCTGTACGTGATTGATCGTCGCTTAACCGTCATCGAGAATCGAACTCCGATGGCCGCGCGCGAGGCTGAACAGAAGCAACCGGCGCCCGTAGTAACCCGTAACTGGCACGAGTTTCAATCAATGCACGAGAATGGAGCACCCAAATGAGCAGCTTGACGGATTTCGGCGGCATTTATGTCGCGGCGCGTTTCGCTTACGGATCACCGGGCGGTCCACCTCCGCTGTCGATGTTAAATGGCAATGAGGCCACCGGAGCTCAGACCGTCAGCCTCGTGTACGGCTACGCCATCACCCAGGACGGGACACAATTCTTCCCGCTCACCGACAATACTCCGGTGGCTGTTGGATACCCCGGTGGCACGGAAACGGTGACGCCGACCACGATCTCTGGTGATGGCGGGCAGTACGGTGGGCAGACCATGCTGGCGACGTTCGCTGCGGCGCACGGAAATGGTACGCCGCTGATTAGCGCGACGTATGGATTGCAGGAGGCGCTGAACTTCGCGGCACTGCAAGGCGGGGGAACTGTCATTGTCGACGCCGAGTGGGTCGCACAAGGCGGGACATCGGGCATGATCTCAGGCGCAACCGTACCGAGCGGTGTCACCATCCAGGACAACCGCACGGGTGGCGGTATCGGAGCGGTGGACTCTGTGTTTGGACGCACGGGCGCGGTGGTTGCAGTTGCAAACGATTACGACTACACCGAAGTTGAGAACGCGGTAGGTAATGCCGCTGTGTCCGTGGCGAGTGAGATCGCTCTATTCGATGGAACGACCGGAAATCTTTTGAAGAGCGCTACCGGAACTGGATTTGTCAAAGTTGTGGACGGCGTGTACCAAGTCCCGGCCGCTGCAATCCCTTTATCGGTGATCGCTGGGGCGGGCGCTGGCGTTCCGGCATCTGCGGCGGCGGCTGGGGTGGCTGGACAGGTAGCGTA